CAACTTGATCCTAAGAGAAGTGCAACTGGCGGACCTATCTGGAATGTACACTACTCAATGGTGAGGAATCTTATGGAAGGAAGGTTAAAGCAGATTATGAACTTCAACTGCAATATCCATTTCATAGCTCACTTGCAGGTAGTACAAGACCAAGAAACTGGAAATGTTGTAGGTGTGCAGCCTATGCTTACAGGTGCACTGCCTACAATTATTCCTGGCTTCTTCGATGAAGTTTATTATCACACAGTAAAGAGGGAAGGAGGTGATACGAAGTGGTACATACAGACTGTACCAATAGGCTGGAATAAGTCACGGTCAAGACTTTCAGGCAAGCAGAGAATACTGCCTGACTTACTACCAAATGACTACAACGAAATTATAGCTTACGCCGCAGGAAAGAAAGTCAAACCAAAGACTACAACACAAACAACTACAACAACAAAATAACTAAGGAGAAACAAGATGAGTATTGAAAAAGATGAAAGAGAAGCAATTCAGGACGAAGACATTGCGGAACCTGCTGACTTTAAATTCGACACAGAGTTTAATGTTGACGAAGAATTTAAGCCTGTTCCGTTAATTCCCAACGGTCGGTACGAAGGCAACGTAACCAACGTTAAGTTCGATCCCTCGTCATTTGCACTGGTGTGGGAAATCACACTGGTCGCTGACAGCGATGTGGCTATGTCTGATGGAGAGACACCAGTAAATGGTAATGTAGTTTATTACCGCAACTGGCTGCCCAAAGCGGGAGACGAAAGCATCCGCACCAAGACCGGCAAGATGACCAAACGTCAGGCAAAGATTAATATGCTGAAAGAGTTCTCAAAGAACATGCAAATCAGCATGAACACTCCGCAGGAAATTATGAACGGAGTTAATAATCAGGAATGGGTTGGTCTCAGCGTACTCGTGACTGTCGAAATTCGTGAGTGGGAAGGTCGTTTCAGCAACAACGTTAAAGAAATCACAGCTGCTTAACATTAATCGGAGTAGCCAGAGTATAGCTATATATTGTATGAGAAATAATATAAGGCTATAAATGAGTGAGCTCTGGCTACTCCATCTTATAAGGAGACAACTATGAAACAGAAAGAATTTGATAATGTAGTGAATCACAGACTTGAGAAGTGCAAAGAAATCCTCGGCGTTAAGGGTGGTATATACGCAGATAAGAATGACAGACTAAAAAACTTTTATGATGGAGCTTCGTTTAATGAGTGTACACCAGAACAGTATGCGCATATGCTTGTTACAAAGCATCTTGTCTCTATTAAAGACCACATCATTAACAATCGTCCTATGTCTGAAGCCTTTATCGATGAGAAGATTACAGATGTAATCAACTATATGCTGCTTATTGAAGCATTAGTGGAGGCCGAATAATGAAACTCGAGCAACTCAGAGTAAATGTTCTATCTCTTACAATGCCAGAGCTTATCACTAAAGTAATGCATGAGTCATCTATTCGTGAAGCTCGGTTGGTTCAATCCATGTCAAAATTTGACCTCGCTGAACCAAAGGCAAGAACAGAGCGTCTGAGTCCTGAAGAAAAAGCTATTCTCAAAGCTCTTGGTTTGACAGCAAAGGACATTAAAAATCTAAAGGGAGCGTAAGATGAACGATAAGTGTAGTTATTTTGACCCAGCTGAAATAAAGATAAGAGAAGACCAACCACGTCTGCGTAAAGACATGGGCAAGATTAAAGAACTTGCTGCCTCGTTTGGTAAGTTTGGACAGATACAGCCAATACTGTTGGACAGGAATATGCAACTGATTGCTGGCGGGCGTCGACTTGATGCATGCAAAGAAGCGGGCATTAAAGTCAAAGCAGTCTTTACTGACGAGGTTGATCCTATTGTTATCAGAGAGATGGAACTGGAAGAAAACATACAGCGCAAAGCTCTGACACCGGCTGAAGAAATCATGGCTGTTGATGAGCTGCATAGCTTGAAGCAGGCACGTTACGGTGCTGCTGTACAAGGTAGTGATAAGAAAGAAGGCTGGACACAAGAGAATACAGCAGAACTGATCGGTAAAACAAGACCATCGGTTACGGAAACACTGGACTTGGCTCAGGCACTCAAAGAGTTTCCTATACTCGCTAACTGTAAATCCAAAAGTGACATTAAAAAAGCTGTCAAAGGTCTGCAAAGAATCAATGAATCTATTGCAGCGGTTAGTGCATATGAGGAGATGACCAAAGGAGTGTCTGAGCCTTTTGAACTTTACAACATGGACTGCATTGAGTGGCTGAAAACATTAGAAGACAAGACAGTTGACGTCTTGTTTACCGATCCTCCTTACGGTATAGACATTCATGATATTACTATAGGATTGGGAGGCCACACCGGTGCAGATGTTACTACAACTGGCATTAAATATGATGACTCGTTTGATAACGCAATGGAATTGATTGCTAATCTGGCAGTTGAAAGTTATCGTGTAGTAAAGGACAATGGCTTCGCTGTTGTTTTCTGTGCTATTAGTAACTTCCCTCTTGTAAAGACATTGTTTGATGCAGCAGGTTGGTTGTGTTCTCAGCGTCCAATCATCTGGATTAAGAATGAGTCTGGACAAAACAATGCACCGTCTAAGTGGATGTCAGCTGGGTACGAAGCGGCTCTATTTGCAAGACGTACGGAATCGAAGCTTGTCATTGAAGGAAGAGTTGATTGGGTACAGTGCCCGAACGTATTACCTTCGATGCGAATACATCAAGCTGAGAAACCGGTACCCTTGATAAAGGAGTTGTTAAGCAGACTGGCAATGCCAGGTGCTCGTGTAATAGATCCTTTCTCAGGAAGTGGTGCAACTATTGAAGCGGCACTAGAATTAAAGCTGTACCCGATGGGTTGCGAGTTGTCAGTTGAAGCTTACTCAACCTCAAAGGTCAGAATCATTAACTATCTTAAAACAAACGGAGTATTAAAACATGAATAATCTACAAAAACCACAGCAAATTATGGTGAATGCTAACAACCTACAAGCTGTTACATGTCAGTGCGGAAGTGAAATTTTCTTCTCAGTCAATAAATTTAAAATTCTTCCTGCGTTATATTCTAACACAGGACGAGCTCAACTTGTTGCACTTCCTCACATTAAGTGTACTGAATGTGGAACAGTACTTTCAGCAGAGGAAGTTGTGAACAACGGTGTAAAGGAGGATCTTACATGAACACAGCAACTATTGTTATTGCTGAACGTGGCACAGATACAACTGCAGTTGCCCTTGACACGTCTCGATGTGACGATAAACTGAGATTTGTTAGTACATTACTTGCTGAAATATTAGTGCAGATAATCAGCGGTGACTACGATGACGTCATTAAAACAATGAATAAGCTAAAAGCACGCCAACAGAAGGGAGGGTTAAACTCGTGATTGTCAAGACTGTCGGGCCTCAAGATAGTAAGATGTTCTTCTTAGGAGAAGCACCAGGTGAAGTTGAAGAAGCTACCGGACTTCCCTTTCAGAACATGAATGGGGCTGGCAAGGTCTTTAATCTTATCTTATCGCAGAACGGCATTAACAGACGAGATGTGCGGATTCGTAATGTCGCTCTGCGTAGACCTCCAGCTAATAACATGGAACACTTCTTTTATGATGCGAAGTGTACTGTCCCTAAACCTGAATTGGTAGAATGGATTGAGCAGTTACGTTTGGAACTTGAAGCCAACAAGCCTAACATTGTAGTTGCAATGGGAGCCTACGCATTGTGGGCGCTTACTGGAATGAAGAAAATTTCAGAGGCTCGTGGTTATTTACTGACTTCGACACTAGTTCCAGGCCTCAAGGTTCTACCTACATACCATCCACAAGCAGTTAACTATGAATGGAAACTGTTCCCTGTTTCTGTCTTTGATGTACGCAAGGCAGTGCACCATTCAGAAACAACTACTATGCCTGCCGACAAAACAAGATATGTTGCACCGGCTTCATTTGATATCTTCATGGATTATCTTGAAACAATCAGACGAGGCAAACAACGATTTGCTTTTGATATTGAAGCCCACATCGGCACAGCATATCCATATCTTCTTGGTATTGCTAACAGTAACTCCTTTGGCATGAGCTTCTATATAATGAAGAATAATAAACCAACACTATCTGCTATAGACGAAGCACATTTGTGGTACAAACTTGCACAGATTGCTAAAGAGTGCGAGAGTATAATGCACAACGCATCTTATGATAAGGCAGTTATGTGGCATCACCACGGAGTTCTTTTCGAGAATGTCTACATGGACACGCTGATAGCAGCTCATGTCTTATGGCCTGAGTTTCCGAGAGACCTTGGATTCTTAGGTAGTCTTGTGCTTGATGTACAGCCATGGAAAAACTTGTCTAAGGTTGATGCAGCAGTATACAATGTACTTGATGCTATTAGAACTTATGCAATTCATGAGCCATTAGAGAAAGAACTTGAGAAGCAGAAACTCATGGATACTTATAAGTTCGAGATGTCCATGCTCGATCCTGCTATCATGATGCAACTGCAAGGTGTGAAGTGTGACCTTAAAGTAAGACAAGATTTAATTGAGGCAACACGTGCATTTGCTGGTCATTTGAAGAGTGAACTCGATAGGCAGTTCCAAAAGGAAGTTAACTTTAATAGCCCAAAGCAAGTGCAACAATTGCTGTACTATGAGTTAGGACTGGAACCGCAGTTCAAGCGAAGGAAGTCTGTCGAGCAAACAAGAGTAATGACAACAGATACAAAGGCTATGAAACGATTAGCTAGGAAGTATCCTAATCATACTTGGCTCACAAAGATACTGGACTACAAGAAGCTATTGAAGCTCGATGGATTCTTAAGTGCGGAGCCCTCACCTGAAGGACGATACCATACATCTTATAACATAACAGGTTCATCAACAGAGACAGAGGGAAGAAAGTCTTTCGGTCGATGGAGTTCATCTGAATCTATTATACTTCCGTACGGTAGTGGAAATCTTCAGAACATTCCTCCTATAGCAAGAAAGATGTATTGCTGTGACGAAGGAAAGATATGGGTAACTGCTGACTACAAGCAGGCAGAAGCAGTTGTTGTTGCTCATTTGATTGGAGATGTTCGTCTGCAACAGTTCTTTCAGAAAGCTTTTACTTGTGCCAAAGAAGACCAGAGCAAGTATGATGTGCATAAACTAACTGCAAGTCTGATGTTTAATGTTCCGTATGACGAAGTAACAAAGGATATGAGAAAGATTGGCAAGACCTTACGCCATGCTTGTTCCTATTCTGCAGGTCCGCAAGTTGTAGCCGATGCTCTTGGTATCGAACTCAAAGATGCTAAACTTTTGCTGGAGATATACCACAAAGCGAATCCTTTATTGAAGGTATGGTATACCAGTATACAAAACGAGTTACGTGCAACAAGATGTCTTACCACTCCACTCGGCAGGAAGCATCGCTTCTTGGATAGATGGGGTGACCAGTTGTTCCGTAGTGCTTATTCCTTTCAGCCGCAGTCAACGGTGGGTGATTTGTTGAACAGGTCAATGAGAATACTCTATGATAAGTACGGAGATAAGATAGATATAATGCTTCAGTTGCATGATGCTATCTATGTCCAGTGTGATAACAATAGAGAATCAATTGAGGCTACCATTGAAATGCTGAAGGAGTGCATGATACGTCCGCTGAAAATTGGCTTCGAAGAATTTATTATCGGAGTTGACTTCAAGATAGGAACCCACTGGGGAGACATGGACGATTCAGAAGAGTTTGATTTTGATAATACGGAGGCAGAATAATGAAACAGTTAGTAGTTGTTACTACTCTGCAAGAGCAGCAGAATATGGTAGGCAAGCTGCGCGAGCGGTTGAAGGTAATGTATCATACAGATACTTCAATCGAGATTGTCCAGTCTGGCTTAAGTAGAATTGAAGTCAGGCATAGAGTAGGAGATATAATAAATACTGCTGCGACTTATCAAGTAGTATTAGTTCCTATTAGTATGTCTCTTGAAACATTGAAGGGATATCCTAGCAGCACTAACATCAACATAACTAGTCTGCTTCAAAGACTCGACAAGATGAAAGATGAAGCAATACGTTTTGTTAACGCATGCAAGAAGCCTACTCTTATGGACAGAAGAAAGCAAATGACTTTTGAAAATGCACTTGGAATTCTTTTTGCGGGAGATAAAGCTGATGGAAAGAAACGTTAAGGGATGGCTGGAGCACTACATAGAATTTATGAAGAACACTGAGCCAGCCGCAGTGTTTGATAAATGGACAGGTCATTCGATGATTGCTGCTGCATTACGGAAGAAGGTAAAGTTACCTTATGGGCGAATAAATTATTATCCTAATCTGTATATTGTGTTTGTCGCAGAACCAGGAATTGCACGCAAGACACAAGCAATATCTTTCGGTGTAAAGCTTCTGCAAGAGATACCAGATATCGTAATGTCAGCTGACCAGATAACAAAGGAAGCTTTACTACAGGACTTGGAAGCAGCAGGAATGGACGAGCCTATGCCTGACGGAGAAAACCTACGGCATAGCTCATTAAGTATTATCTCTAAAGAGTTTGAATCTTTTATTGGTCAGAAGAAAGATAACACAAAGATGATTGTATTCTTAACTGATATGTTTGACTGCGCAGAAATGCCAACCAAGTATCGGACAAAGAATTCTGGTAGTAATGTCATTCCATCTGTGTTTGTAAATCTTCTGGCTGCTACAACGCCAGAGTCTTTAGCATCATGCTTGCCTGCAACAGCAGTCGGCGGTGGACTCACATCTCGTATACTGTTCATATGGGCAGATGACAAGAAGTGTAAATCGCCCAAGCCATCTATGACTGCAAGCGAGAAGAAGTTACAGGAAGCACTTATCAAAGATTTGTATCAGATAAGCAGAATAGCAGGTAACTATAGTATGAGCAGTTCTGCAGATGAGTTTTGGTACAACTGGTACATGCACTACGATGAGAAGAGTCCCAATAGAATATGTCTTGACAAATCTTTTACTGGTTGGTACGCAAGGAAGCCAACGTACATCTTGAAGATGGCAATCAATCGTGCAGCCAGTGAAACTAACGAACTTGTTATTGATATCCATCATATTCAACAGGCTATTGCTGACATAGAATCAGTTGAAGCTAATATGGGACTGGTGTTTAGAGCTATTGGCAAATCAGATATAACAAGCGAAGTAGATAACATAGCTCAATTAATTTATACCTATGGTACCATCTCTGAGCACAAGTTGATGGCATTGACTTGGCGCGACATAGACTCCAATAAATTTGACAACTGTATTAAGACAGTACTTCGTACTGGTACAGTAGAACGATTTATTAAGGGACAGAAGGGAGAGATTTGGTATCGTTCACTTAAGAAATAAGGAGGCTAAAATGTACGATATACCTATAACAGAAGAACCTGAACACGGTCTCAGTAGACGATGGAGAAATATAATGAAGTGTGTTCCATTCGAAGAGAGCAGACTTCTGAAGTGGAAACCACCGTACTTAGTACAGCCAAAGTTAGATGGCGATAGATGCTGGAACTATCCAGGCGAGAAGAGTTCACTGCTGTCAAGCGAAGGTAATATGTTCGAGTACCTTCCTCATATTAACGAGCAATTAAACCGGACAGGACTATGCAAACTTCCTATAGATGGAGAACTGTACAGTCACGAGTTATACCAAGAGGGTGGGCACGAGCTGATTCATTCCATCTGCTCAAGAAAAACTAACATTCACCCCAGACATAAGGAGATGCAGCTATGGGTGTTCGATATTAAGTATGACCTTCCGCAACATGAACGTCAGGAGTTTGTTAATTCCTTGACTGAGACAGCTAACATAAAGCTTGTTCCATATTCAACTTGTTACTCCTTGACAGAAGTCAAGCGAACGTATGACTACTTTATCAGCAAAGGATTCGAAGGAGTTGTTATTCGTAACTGGACAAATCAGTATCAAGACAACAAGCGCAGTACTTTTCTTATGAAGTTCAAGCCAAAGCGAAGCGATACTTATACCATCGTTGGCTACAACGAAGAAGTATCTATTGATGGAATACCTAAAGGTAGACTTGGTTCTCTTATTC